GCGCTGGCAAGGTTCTCCGAAGTGTAGAGGTCGCCTTGGTACTCCTCACAGTAGCCACGGAACCAATCCTGTCCGAAGACCGGAATGAGACCACCGGGCCACATCGGGGGAGCATCGAAGTCTGTCTCCACCTCGGTACCTTCCAGCATGACCCCGTGGCTTTCCTGCCAGTAGAGCCATGATGGTTCCCCGTGGTTTGAGCCATCACGCGGGGGCTTCATCTTGAGGCACGAGTAGACCTTGACCTCCACGTCCCACGGCTTCTTGCCGTCATAGTCCTTCTCATCCATCACAGCGAGGAGCTGGTCCTTGTGGTCCTCGTCAAGGGTCTCAAGCGAGACGCACTCTTCATGGATGGCCATCAGGGGAACGCCAGTCGAGGCGCGGCGGACCACGTAGCAGTCCGGGAGGTGATAGGTCGGGGTGGCAAGCTTCGTGTGCTTCCACAGAGCGTTCCCAGCGATGAGGAGAATCTTCATGTACTGGGTATAGGCCGACTGTATCTGCGTGGCCTGTAGGCGCTTCCTGTGGCTCAGCTCAAGGCGGGAGAGACCCAGCTGGGTTTGTGCCCACAGCTCGGGGTCCTTGTCGATGTCCGCCTGAAGCTTGTACTCGATGGGCTCAAACCGCATGATGGGCTGGCCCGGTGGGAACGCCATGAACATCAGGGCGCTCGCCAAGTTATTCACCAAGAGCGCGTTGAGGCTCTGGTTGTTTCCCGGCAGGGGATCACCCGTGTGGTAGCCCTCGGGAGGGAACACGGAGGGGATGGTGAGGTCGGCCATCTTGCGGCCCATATCGATCACCGGCTGGCGTCGAATGCTCAAATCCCGGTAGGCGTCCTCTGCTCGGTAGTCCCCGTTGGTAGAGAGGCGGAAGTCTCCACGCTCACTGCTATCCGGGGCCTCATTGTAGTTGATTGCGGCTACCATAGGGGTGTCCCTCGATTACATCAGGTTGAGGCCTGCCCCCGAGGAGCCCACGGCGGCTGGCGTATTCACGGTGGTAGGGCGGTCAACGCGCAGGTCCGGGACGCCACCGAACAGGGAGTTGTCTTCCTCCTTGCGGCCTGCACCTACTGGCGTGGGGTCTGCCGATGCGGTGGGCTCGGGGACTGTCTGCTGGGTTACCTGCTCGGCCTGCTGTACGGCCTTCGCTTGTTTCACGATGCACATCAATCTGATTGCTCCTGTACTATGCGGGTGATATCGACCCCTGTGTCTTCCCCATAGTCATTGAGCTGGGTGCGCATTTCGGCGATGAGGCGGACCATCCCGCCATACTCCATGTGATGCTCAAGGGACTCGCCGGGGGACTTGCAGCGGGGCGGGTAGCGTTCTTCGAGGTTGGCCACCGTGGCCTCAGAGAGACCGGGGATGCGGTGCTCGTGGTCCCTCACTGGGTGTCCGCCTTCCACCAGTCGGGGTCCTTGGCTACGAACTTGATGAACATGTTCAGGTAGCGCTTGGCCTTCTGGAGGTCTTCCATGCCGTTCTTCGCATCCCAGCGCAGGATGTACTTCACGATGTTGGCCTGAAAGAAGTTCAGGTTGTTTTCGCAGATGAAGCGAATGGGCTCTATCGTGAAGCGGGCATAGTGGGCGGGGAGCACCACGTTGTCCGTGACGCCCATCTCAGCGTTAGCCGCCATGGACATGAACGCGTGGAGGGCCTTCACCTCGTCGGGGGTGCCCTTTGGCGGCTCGCTGGTATCGTCTGGGCCCAGATAGCGGATAGCCGGGTTGTGGGGGCGATGAGGGGGCTCGTATAGCTCTGCCTCGGAGCGGACCTCGAAGGTGTCCTCCTCGGGGTGCCACGTTGGGTCGATGTTGGTGGGCGTGAAGGTGACCTTAGTGCCGCCCACCTGCACCTGCACCTTCTTGTCAAGACCTGCTTTGGTCAATGTCTCTTCCATCCATTCTGCTATTGGTTCCACGGTGGCCTCCTTGGGGCCGGGGCAGGGGTCTCTGCGGTTGAAGTCCCACGCATGCCCAATGCCACAGGCATCACAGCCGCCCCTCGCGTTCCAATCATGGAGACGCCACGGATCACTCACCGGAGACCCAGCCAGTGAGCGACACGATAGGGAGCCTGCTGGTCCGAGATGACCTCCATGCTGAACATTGGGTCATCCATGCTGGCCGTGTGGAACAAGTTGTCGATCACGTTGTCTAGCCGCATGCTCTCCTCCTCGGTCTGATTGCGCCCAGCCGTCTCATAGGGGATAGCCGGGTTGCGGGAGAGCAGGACGTTGAAGTTGCGGTATTCCCCGTAGAGGTCCCATGCACACTCATCGAGCCCCGTGCGGAGCCAGCGGTCGCCCATGTAGGCAATCTGCATGGGGATGGGGCTATCCGTGACTGCCCACTCAACCTGCCCCTCAAGGCGGAACAAGCGGCGATGCTGCTCGGCCAAGATGGAGGGCTGGTGAGCAAGCCCCTGCCAGTGTTTCTCCCACGTGAGGTCCTTGGCGTATTCCGGGACGTATTCCACAGAGTGGCCATGGAGCTTCATGAGGTTGAAGAGACCGGCTGCTGCTGTGCTCTTGCCAACACCGGGGGGACCGTAGAGGTTGATGACCTTCAGCATCTACTTGAGGTCCTCGAAGAACAGCCCCGCAATGATCCAGAACGCTCCTGCGATCATCGCCACACCAGCCACCAGCAAGGCGAGCCCCTTGGTGAGAACCACAGCGGCGATGAAGGCGAGGAGGCCCAGCATTGCGTAGAGCTGGAAGCGCGTCTTACTGTCCATGGGTCACATTGCTTTCGTGATGCGGTCTGGCGTCCATAGCGTGATGGAGCCATCCTCTTTGTTGTACTGATCGGCATGCAGGATGTTGGCCAGCCGTGCCGTGATGAGGGCTTCTGCCTCGCCCTGCCCAGCCTTGCGGTAGTGGGAGACGATCATTGCCCAGTAGTCGTTGGTTGGCTCAGCGGTCCACTTGTCCGTCTGCTCGCCCTTGCGGGGGCCACGGGTGATTACGCCATCGCCACGCACCAAGAGGACCGGGGTGTCCACCAGCTCTTGGGAACGCTTGTCGCCCAGACCGGGGCATCCCGGATAGCCATCCGTCATGTCGCCCTTGAGGGTCTGGAAGATGTGGAACCGCATGGCCTCCCATGGGGTGATCTCGTTGACCACCGGATGGCCACGTGCATCGAGGTCCTTGAGGCGGTGGTAGAAGCCGGGGACTGTCTTGAAGTCCTTGTCCTTGCCACATATGATCCGCTTGTACTCAGTGGACCCCTCGCTGGACAGGATGCCAAGCGCGTCGTCTGCCTCAAGGTTATCCCAGTGCACGGCCCCGTAGTTGTCCCTGAGGTACTGCCGCAAGTGGGGCAGGAGGAGGGGCCTGCGGAGTTCCTTGCGGACCGCCTTGTACTCAGGCCAGATGTCCAGCCTGAAGTTCTCCTCGGCGGGGCAGGACAGGAGGACCTGCTGCTTGCGCCCATTGAGCAACTGCTGAAGGCCGATCATCATGTTATCCACGATGCTCTCGCCTTCGATCTTGTTGGCGAACTCGGTGATGAAACCGAAGCGGTCTTCCTTGGTGTGCTGCGCCGCCGAGGCTGCTGTGAAGGCAATCACGTCGCCGTCAATCAGTAGCTCGATGGGCAGCTCATCGATTGCCCCGAAGCGCATCAGACGCTAGTGTCCGTGGGGTCGTTGATCTCGCTGCCATCGGCGGTGCGACCAAGGAGCGGGAACAGCAAGATGCGTACACCCAGCCCCGCCATGTACTTGGCCTCCTCCCAGCCCGAGATGATCGCCGTGAGGACAATCGCGTAGGGGTAGGTGAAGAACACGATGGCGCGAAGCATGGGGCTAGGCTCAACGTTGTCCAAGAACTCAGACAGCTCGGAGATGGTGAGGATGATGACCAGCGCGAGGCCGATCAACAGGTAAGCGAAGAATGCAGTCAGCATGGCGTGAATAGCTCCTTGTTCTGCAAGGCGGTGAGCCCTGCTGCTGTGATGAACCACTTGCGGCCATAGGAGAGACCGTCTGTGGAGATGCTTGTGATCCAGCCTAAGCTGGCGAGGAGGGCCACATGGTTAGCCACCATGCGAGCCAAGTTGCCCTGCACAGAGAGACCGTGCTGGTGTACGTGGGACAGTAGCTCCCAGTGGACCTCCTCATGGGGTCCGTTGTATTGGGGCACGTTTGGTCAACCATCCTTTGAAACCCTTACGGTCTCGGTTAGACTGGATGCAGTGCTCATCGGGATCGAGAGCCCGGAGATGATCCGGGTTGCAGCACATACGGACATGGCAGGTGTGGTCTACCTCGTAGCCATCCGGGATGGGACCATGGTGGGCACGGTAGATGAACCTATGGAACATCTCAATGACGCCATTGGCCCACTGCTTCCTGAAGTACCCATCATGGTTCATCCTGTGGGACAGGCATACGAAGCACCCTGTTTCTAGGGTGACAAACCGAAGAGGTATTGCGCGTGTGCTACCCATCAATGGCACTGGGCCCAGTTGACGCCATGCTTGGCATCGGTCCGGTACTCACCCCGGAGGTGCAGGACGGTGCCTGCCATCTTAGCTGCCTTCTCGGCCAGCTCGGCCACAATGCCCCCAAGTCCCGGAATATGGGTGACTTGAATTTCATCGTGACAGTCGATTACCTGCTTGTAGTGGACCCCATGGATGTAGCCTGCTTCCTTCATCAGCCGGTGGAAGAAGACCTTCCAGACCTTACAGGCCATCGCGCCACCACCCTGAAGCAGAGTGTTGAGCGTCGAGTAGGCCTTGCGAACGGTGAGGCGTGAGCCATCCATCCCCTTGATCCATCCCTTCTCGCCCGCCTGCGTGACAAGCTTGGTGAGTTCTTCGAGACCGGCAATACCAGCCTCAAGGGCCACGATGATCTTGCGGGCCTTCACGATGCGGGCCTTCTGCATGTCATCGAGCTTGTCCACGAAGTCTTGATCGAAGCGCCGCACCAAGCTCTTGAGCAACATGGGGAGCCCCCGGTATTGCAGCAGCTCGGGCACCTCGTCTTCAGTGACGATGAGTTCCGGCGCGAGGGAGAGCTTATAGGCAGACCCACCATAGACCTTCAGGTAGATGGTCGTCTTGGCATCCTTGCGGGTGACCAACGTGCCTGAGGCATCAGAGGCCAGCTTGGCGTGCTCGCCGTGGGCATCCCTCTTGGGGTCACAGACACGGGCACTGAATGCTCCCTCATCATGGGGGAACAGGTAGTGACCTAGATTGATTAGCTCTAGGCTGGACTTGTCGATGCCTGTGAGTTCCCAGCCCTCGTCGGCAGTGAACAGCTCGCGGCACTCATAGCCGAACTTCCCGGCTAGTCCATGGAGCGGAACCTCGTAGGTCTCGCCCAGCTCGTTGATGAGCTTCTGCATCAGGACGGCGGGAGTCTGCCCTATGTTGGGGCTTGAGTGGGAGCAGCGGCGGGTGATAGTCCCATTGCTGTCTACCCTACCGTGGATACGGCCATCCTCCTCCACCATGCGCAGCCAAGAGAACGTCCCTTGGGCCACCATGCCGAGCAGCTTGTTGACCACGAAGCCATCCAAGATGAGCTTGCGGATAGTGGTCGGGAGGACAGCATCCGGTATCTCTTCGAGGGTCGCCTCGTCTACGGTAGGTTTGCCCTGCTCGCCATCCTTGCCCTTGCCAAACTTCTTGGGCTTCCACCCATAGACATCTTGAAGGCGCAGCGAGAGATGGTTGCGGTTTGTGGCCGAGTAGGTGATGCGCTCGATGGGCGTATATGGGCTGTCAGGAGAGTAGCGCTCCACGGGCGGTCCCACCTCAGGAGCCAGCTCTTTGCCGGTCCGGGGCGAAACTCTCCGGCGACTAACATTTGGTAGGTCTTTGCGCTGGACATTGCGAGCTGCCTTTGGGGTGACCTCCTCGCTGGCGTGCCACCAACTCCCGAAGGTATCTTCTAGTTTCTCGTTGATCTTGGCCCGTAGGTTGAGGAGGGTGACCTCCATCTGCTGAGCCTTGGCGACATCGAAGCGTACCCCGAAGTCTTCCTGCTCGGCCACGATACGGGCATATTCATGCTCATACTCAAGGACGAACTCAGGCCACACGAGGTCTGCCTTCTCGGGCTCCACCCAGCCAATCCGCTTCTCGATGAGCTTCCAGAGCTTCACCATGGGGCGGTTGTCTTGCATCATATATCGCGCCATGAAGGGGTTCCACTCGGCCCATCTCTGGTCAAAGCGTTCCTTGGCGTTGATGTCGTAGGGCTGGCCCTTGTCGTCCATACCCATCACCACGGGGTACTTGATGGGGTCCCCGGTGTACTCATCCTTGCGGTCCCCCAGTCGGATGCCCCATGCCTTCAGGCTGTGGGACTTGAGGAGCTTCATATCGAAGCGGCCTTGGCGGGCCCTGATGAGGTCGGGACCGAGGAGGATTTCAGCAGGCCAAATCATCTTGGCCATCACGAAGCTATCGTAGGCCCGCTTGGGGAGTTTGACCCACGGGTAGAACTTCTCGATTGCCCGGTAGTCGAAGTTGGCCCCGTTATGGAAGACCGACATGCTGGCCCCTTCGAGGAACCGGACCCCTCCCTCTACGTCACCAGTGGGCGAGGCGAGGAGGGTGCGTGTCGCTTGGTCATCTGGGTACATGTCCCAGACAGGGTGGTCATAGGGGACCGCTGGGCCGAAGTAAAACTCCTCGCCATCGTCAATGTCCTGATACCCAATGCAGTGCGTCATGGTCATGGGCGAGATGCCGCCCTTGGCGCGTAGCAGACCGTTACTCTCTATGTCACCACCTAAGCGGCGACCATGAGGCTCAGTCAACTAGGTGCAGGTCCGGGATGATGCGCGGAGCGGAGAACAGCTCGCGGTCATACCACGCAGGTGGGGCCTTTGGCTGGGGCCGGATGCGGAAGCCCCAAGAGCGTGCATCAAGGACCTCGTAGGTCGTGCCATAGGATAGCTCATCGGTCTCGCGTTTGCACTGGACGGTCTGCATGGTGGGGGCTCCTTCTGGTTATTCCGGGAAGGTGTCGCTGTTATCGACTACCTTCTTGATGTTGGTCTTGCGGTTGACTGCCGCCTTGATGGCGTGCTCCACCCGAGCGAGGTATTGGAAGATGCGCTCCTGAGCGGCCTGAGGCTTGAGCCTCCATGCGTTGTCGAGGATGGCGTTCTCCTTCCACTCCCGGAGCGACATGAAGTCCACCCCGTAGGACTTGAGGGCTGCGTAGCCCTGTAGGAGGACCCGTGCCAAGAACTGGCTGGTCATGATGCGGGCCCTGAGGTCCGCCTCGGTCTCCCTGAGGAGTTCTTCCTCGTCTTTGAACACTATGTT